TTAAACGTGTAGCTTGGGATTGATTCTTATCAATAGACATCTCCCCTCCTCCTTTGAATGTGGTTGCACTATATTTTTAGTGTGTAGAGAAAAATAAAATTAAAACATGGTTAGTACAACGCTATTCTTTAAGCATTTCCAAGTGTGGAAAACTACTTGGAAAACCCTGTGGAGAGGTGGAAAACCCCTCGAAAAGTGCATTGAAAAATGGCATTGAAATAAGGCGCTATATATAATACATATCCATCATGCCGAGGACTGACAGACCGCGTCACGGCCCTACAGGGGCCTACAGGGCGCACAGGCCGCGTCAGGGGTATAACGCGCCACACAGGGCCGCCTCGGGGCTCACAGGCGAAAGGAAGATACATGAAAAACGCGAGGCCTTCGGAGATTTTCGAGACTCTCAAGTCCAACCCGATGTTGGCAAAATGTTGGCGTCGTTGCACGGATGCAGAGTTGGACGAGTGTCGAGCGTTTTTAAAAACCCATGAGGGCCGGGGTCTATCGGCTCTCAATAGAGAAATCAACCAATGGTATTTGGACCAGCCAATGAAACCCAAGCACTACGCTGATATGTGGGCATTGTTGGTTGCGTCCGCACCACGCTCAATCGAAAGGAGAAAAAGATGAGCACAGTTTTAGCGGAGCGAATGATCGCTTTAAGAAAAAAGATGGGCCTTAACAGGTCGCAAATGGGTGAAGCCCTGGGACTCAAGGGGGCTGGTGGGGTCAGTAAGTACGAATCTGGCGAGTGTGCCCCAACCGGGAAGCGATGGCAGAGGTTCCTTGAACTGGAAAAACTGCATTTAAAAAGAGTTGCGCCCTCGCAACCTGAGTTGCCGCCTCAACCGAAACGGATAGAGCCACAGCGATTGGTCACGCCACCGAAGATGGTTCAGCGGCCAATGGTTAAAGAGTCGGCTGTGTTTTGGAAGATCACTGAACTATTTGATGCTTTGTCCGAAGAGGGAAAAGAAAAAGTTCGGAGGTACGTTCAATGCAATGGGTAACCTTGTCAACCAAAACAGGGGCTCCAGTCGTTAAACAGCGATTGGAGCCGATGCCAGCAGGCCCTTATTTGGTCTGTTCGCAGTTCGACGAAAATTTGTTCGAGGGTATGCACTACATGGATGCCCGCAAACAATACCCAGAAAAGTTGCACCACGGACTTCCAGCCTACGGGTTGGGGTCCGTTGCGTTCTCTTTTGATAACGAGTTGCAGGTGGCTCGCAAGTGCTGGGTACATTACGACACCAGCGATTGAGGTACGCTATGGCATTAAAAAAATGGAATTATGGAGGTGAGAAGAAAATTACGAGTATCCGGTTAACGGATTCTGAGAAGAAGCTTCTCACTCAGACTTATGGCTCAATTCAGGCATTTATTGAAATTCACATGGAGCCACTTAAAAAACTACAAACTCAAAAACGGAGGAAAAAATGAGTCGAGTAGAAGATGCAATTCAAGAGTTAATTGACGACCACCTTAGCGGTGTGGATTACGCCGAGCAGGACCATCTGGAATCTTTAGAGTCCAGAGTTGATGAACTTAACGAGAAGATTCAGGATCTTGAGTCGGTTAACAACCGATTGAAAGAGATTGTGGACGATCAACTGGAAATTAACGCTGATGTTGTCGATCAATTCAAATTAAAAGTGCAACAGGAAACTGGGTGGATTCAAGAGCTTATTGTGAATGAGTTACCCGGCGCTGTTCTTAAATTACTAAAGAGGTTCATTTCCAAAACGGAAGAAGGAGGTAACTAATGAGCCATCAAGGTGAATCAATGATGTCCGCTAACGCGGTTGTTCCATGGCACGGCCTCGGCGAAATTGTCGAGGGTGCGCCCTGTGCAGAAGAAGCTATTAAGTTGGCAGGTCTTAATTGGACTGCCGATGAAGTTCCCCTGTTCTCCAAACTTGGAGACGGGGTTTTTAAAGAAGTTGATACTCATAAACAGATTGTGCGAAGCACGGATGGTCGCCAACTGGGTGTGGTCGGCTCCAATTACACTCCGGTCCAGAACAAGGATGCTTTTAAATGGTTTGATCCCTTTATTGAAAGTGGTTTCGCCACCATTGAGACTGCTGGCAGTTTACGGCAAGGCAAGAAGGTCTGGGTCTTGGCGAAGCTCAATAAGAAGCCCATCACCGTTGCGAAGGGCGATCAGATCAATAAGTATCTGTTACTGTCCAATGGGCATGATGGGGCCACGGCTGTAAGAGTCGGGTTCACTCCAATCCGAGTGGTCTGTAACAATACGCTTTCGGCGGCTGAAGCTGATCGAGGCGGGTCGAAGCTTATTCGTATCAGTCACACTCGTCGAGTTATGGACTCCCTGGACAAGATTCAGGAAACTATTAATGCGGTGGACGCCAAGTTTGAGGCCACGGCAGAGCAGTATAAGTTCTTGGTATCGAAAAGCGACATCAAAGAAGAAGACATCAAGTCCTATGTTGAGGTTCTCTTCATGAGTGGTAAGCAAAAGACTGAACGGTACGAAATGCGACTCAATAAAATGACCGAAGACATCACTAGGCTGTTTGAGTCGGGTCGCGGTAACAACCTTAAGTCGGTGCGCGGCACTTATTGGGCTCTCTATAATGGAGTCACGGAATACCTCTCATACGAAGCGGGTAAAAGTGCTGACGCCAGGCTGAATAAGTTATGGTTTGGTCGTAACTTTACCAAGAACTCTGAAGCTCTCAAGGTTGCAGTGAAGATGGCAGGTGGCCGATGAAGAAGATTCTGGACACTGACTTAATTCGCATTTTTGATGCGGAGGACTCATACCAAGTTTACATTACCGCCCAATCCGGGGTGGTGATCGAGCATGAACCATTTCCTCATGACCAGCGCGGCCTCGTCGCCGCTCTGATGCTGGCGACTGATGTTTTAGCCGGAAAGGTCTGGTTAAAAGATGTCTGCATCGTTCATCGGGACAAACTTAACCCGCCGGAGCGGGTAAAATTAGAGGGTTTAGTTTGAACTAAATCTTGAGATGCTCCAGGGCGGGAACCAGTCCCGCCCATTTTTTTGCCATCCCCAGTACTCCAACCACAGCGCAGCCTTTTCGTACTTTTCGCAAAACAATTTTGTGTGCAACTTGTGAATCTCGTCATGATGAACGTGGCAAAGAGGCATTAAGTTTGCGTGGATGTCGGGTCCACCGGCTCCTTTACTGACTATATGGTGGCCAATTGTGGTCTTGGTCATTCCACAAATTAGGCATTCTCTGCCTTGGTACAGGTCAAGAAGCTCACGATCTACAACGCGCTTGACCTTCCAACACGATTGCCCATGCTTCTTCGACAGACGCAGCGAACCCGCCCCAGCCTCCATGGGTTTTGATGTTGTCGATAAAGAGTTGTTGGTTCCTGAATCTTTTTTCTTTTTTATTTTTCCCGCCATATCCCATTATCTCCGCGTGCTTTTTGGCCCACCATTTCAGTTCATTTGGGGTCTTAATCTCGATGGCATAAAAAATGGTGTTATAGACACCCAGCACGTCGCTGATTCCATTGATGATGAACTTGTGGCTGGCTTGTTTGGCGACCTTGGTCCTTGAATCAAAAGTGATCGGGTATTCGGCTTTCCAAAAGAAGCCCTGTTTCAAATTGAGGTAGGTGAGAACCTGAATCTCGATGTCCCGTTCGGAGGACTTTTTGTTTCCATAAACCCTTGAATAATCCATGCCTTTAGAAGTAGCATAACCCGAACGATGTACCAAATCTAAAAGCGGAGGGACGATGAGCAGTAAAAAAGACTTGTCAATGGACGAGATTAAACCAGCAGACTACAACCCGAGAATAATTAGCGACCCTGAAAGTAACGCCCTGGATTATTCAATGAAGGAGTTTGGTGATATTTCAGGCATTACTTGGAACCGTCAAACGGGAAATCTTGTGACTGGACACCAGCGGTACAACCGTCTTGTGGAAAAGTACGGTAAATTGACTTTTGGTCGCCTTATAAATGGGCGACGAGACATCATTAGCGAAGGAAACGTGCCGACTGGTTACGACCTTCGAGAAGTTGATTGGCCTGAAGACAAGGAATTGGCCGCAAACTTGGCCGCCAATTCTCACACCAATCAAGGTAAATGGGACCTGGAGGCGATGCCTGAACTTTTGGCAAAACTGGAAGACGACTTTGCCACTAACCTTCGGCTGGATATGTTGGCTGCGGATTTGGACATTGACCTTATGGCGGCAGGTTCAGGTGAAGAGTCCGATAGCGGGGGAAGTTGGGAGCCTGACGAGAAAACTGCCAATGTTCCAGAGGGCGACCGCAGGCCACCTGTAAAGTTCATGATTAAGTGTCGGTTTGAAGATCAGGAAGACCTGGTTCAAGCCATTAGAGATATGTTGGCCGAAGCTGATTTTGAAGAAGTTGAAATTTTATGCTGAACATTCTTGTCGCTTATCCGTACTTGGATAGTAAGAGCATTACTTTAATCAACGGCCTGAAGGCCAGGGGTGAGTGTCGGTTTATCTTGGACTCTGGGGCCTTTTCTGCTTTCAATTCTGGTCACGAAATTGATCTTAAAGAATACACTCAATTTGTAAAAAACCGGGAGGTAGACTTTGACTTTGCTGTTCAGCTTGATGTTGTGGGCAATAAGAAAGAGACAATTGAAAACCTCAAGTACCAGTTGTCCTGTGGAGCCCAAGTTTCCCCCGTTTTCACACGAGGCATGGACTACGAGTACTTGGACGTGATCACCAATAAGCACCGCCTGACGTTCTGTGGGGGCCTTAAAATGGGTGTGGGAGCGGAAATGAGGAAGTATGGCTTCCCGTATATCAAGAAGCTCTCTACAGCGGGGCGTTTAAACAGGTGTCACCTGCTTGGTATTGGGGCCGATGAGATCGCCAAAACCTTCAGGCCCTTCTCAATGGATACGAGCACCAGCACAACTACAGCCAGATATGGTGCGTTACCGTTATACAACGGGTTTGGCAAACAAAAGTGGTACACGAGAAAGACCTTGAGACTGGAGCGCAGGAAAGCCGCGCCTATGTTGGCTCGCCTCGGGTTTAAACCTGAAGTCCTGGAGCGCTTGATTCACTCGGATGCAGCATGGAGAGCCACGACTCCGAAATTTGACATCGACGAAGATCGCAGTTTGGCGCAGAATATTTGTCAAGTGTCGGTCCTTTTAAAAAACATGGATGTGGAAAAAAACATAGGAGTCAAGATGTTCACGGCCTGCACGGACATTCACTCATTAACCGAAACGATGGGAGCGTACAAATGGATCAAGGACCACAATTTGCTAGAAAAATTCTGATTCTTAATGGCGGCGGCGCGGAATCGGCTGTGATGCACAGTAAGTTGATGGGTGCCAAAATTTACAGCCTCTTTTTTGGGACAGGAAACAATTATCACGAAGTTGGGTACGCTAAAAACATTGCTCGAAAAACAGGCGCAGAATTTGTGTTTCGAGAAAGCGGATTAAAGTGGGATTCATCAGAGCAGGTCCTTGGTCGAAACGCAGTGTTGACAAATTTAGCTATGACTGTCGGTAAGGAGTATGGAGTGGTCGATCTATTTTTAGGTGTGGAGTTGAGTTCAAAGTTCATAGACAATCAGCCTCAATACAATTTGGCTTTAGGTCAGTTGCTGGCGCCATACGGGTTCACGCTTCACACGCCGTTTCTTAATGAGTGGCGATTCGCGTTTCCCGATAAGCAGGCGATTTTTAAATATTTGAAACACAATGGCTGGACCACTGAAGAATTTTACAGTTGTTTCCAGCGCCAAAAGTGTTGGAAGTGCAGAAAATGTTTAGCAGAAAAGGAGGTTTACGGTGATTAGCACTAAAGAGTTTTCAGGTTTTAGCTGCTGTTTTAGGCAATGGCGAGCTACCCACTCTCATTGTCAGTTTCTCCACGGGTACGGAGTCAGTTTTAAAATCTGGTTTGAGGGCGAGATGGACGACAGAAATTGGGTCGCTGATTTTGGCGGGTTTAAAGGTCTAAAGCAATACTTCGAGTGCATCTTTGACCACACTGTAGTGATCGCTGACGACGATCCAAAGTTGATGGAGTTTGAGGCATTGGCTGAGTCTGGAGTCATCCAGCTAATTACTTTGCCCCATGTGGGTTGCGAGAGGTTTGCAGAGCACGTTTTTGTTCAAGCTGATGAATTTGTTAAAGAAGTTACTGGAGGCCGAGTTCGGGTTTTACAGGTTGAATTCCGCGAGAATAACAAAAACTCAGCCATTTGCAGGAGGGAAGATGTTACGGCTCAATGATATTTTCTGGACCGTTCAGGGAGAGGGGTTTCACACGGGGAGACGCGCTCTTTTTGTTCGGATGCCTTACTGTAACTACGAGTGCCCTTGGTGTGATACCGAGTACAACTCGATTAATTTTAAACTCACGCCGGATGAGTTTAGAAAATTTGCGACACAAGAAAAAGCCAGATTAGCCGTTATTACAGGTGGCGAACCAGCAATCAATAAGCAGACTCCATTGGTGACTGCGATTTTGAAAGATTTAGGGTTTACCGTAGCCATAGAGACTAACGGCTCGGTTCCAGCTCCCCCGGGTGTGGATTTTATAACTGTCAGTCCCAAAGCCTACACCAAGGGGAAGTTGGAGCCTTTTTATGTTCACCCAGACCTTTTGCGAGACTCTCGTCCAAAGCAATACAAGTACGTTTACGAGATGGATTTTGATACCAAGTACCTGGACCGCCACCGCGGTGAGCTTGGGGACCTTCGGACTTGGTTTTATCTGGGACCAGAATATAACGTGTTCAGCCATTCAGTTGACCAGTGCCTTGAGTACATCAAAAACAACCCAGAGTGGCGCCTGAACCTGCAAACTCACAAATGGATAGGTGTAAAATGAGCGACGCAAAATCAAATGTAGAGAAGTACGTCAGGAGCGCCATGCTGAGTCTGGGTTTGGACGTTATGGCCGACCCGAGTCTCAAGGACACGCCTGCCAGAATCGCTAAAATGTGGGTAGAGGAAGTCTTCAGCGGACTCTTCGAGAAACCGCCTAAGATGACCATGTTTCCGGCCCCGTCCGCGCAAATGGTCATTGAGGCCGGGATCACCGTCCGGTCCACCTGTGAACACCACTTCCAGCCAATCTATGGGGTAGCCCACGTTGCCTATATTCCTGAAAAGAGAATTGTGGGCCTGTCAAAACTGAACAGGGTCGTGGATTACTTCGCTCGCCGTCCGCAGGTGCAGGAAAAGTTGACCAATGAAGTGGCAGAATTCCTAAAAGAAAGCCTGCAAACTGAGCACGTCGCCGTTGTGATCGACGCCGAGCACTTCTGTGTAAAGATGAGAGGTATCAAGCACACCGACTGCATGACCAGAACGTCTGTTTTGTCGGGCAAATTTTTACAGGCGGGTCTGGCTCGTCAAGAATTCTTCGACGCCATCCCGAAAATCAATGGGTCGAGGTAATCGAACTCCAGATTGGGTCCACCGGGTAGTTTATAAGTCGGTGGACCTTAAAAAATCCTGCAAGATGAAGAAGAAGTTCGGCAAGAAAACCGCACACGCCATCGCTGAAAAGTACGATCAGAGGGCCTATAAGTGCGGTTCGTGTGGGGCTTGGCATTGCACAAGCCGAAAGTAGTTATTTGCCTAAAACATCATCAATTATAGTGAAGATGTAGGCATTTCGGACAATTCCAAGGTGGCTCTCGTCCCCGTAAAAGTGATTCTCAGCAAAATGCACAGGGTATCCATGCAGTCCGTGGGGTTGGTACAAGTTGTGGTGCCTCACTCCAGAGGGCCGGACGTATTCCTGGTGGCTGAACCATCGGGGATCCAAGGTAATGAGAAGCTTCGCCTGTTTGACGTTCTGAATGGCCGCGTGGGCTCCAAAAGAATGCCCGATCACAATGGCGCGGTCATCGTGGATTTCCCAGCGGTCGGTCCAATGTCGCCTCTCAACTTCAAGTCGCGGGTATTTCTTGTGGATGTCCCGGATGCAACCTCGATAGAGCCAGAAGAACAGGGCGCCCATAAAGCCTTCGTAGTAGATTAACCTCATAAAATCTCCTTTTTGGGTAATTGTTGTGCAAGTCTCGCCCAAGACTCAACCCAATTTTGGTCTCCATTGGTCCAGCTTGGAAGAAATAGCGCAGAATTTGCCGGTAAATGTTGCATAATTGAAATAAATCCATTTAAGGTGATTGTCCATGAGCGATGAAAAGAGCAAGAAAAATTCCAAGAATCCAGCGCCAAAAGGCCGGCCAACGAAACTGACTCCAGAGGTAATACAAAAGCTGCGTCAGGCAATGCTGACGGGTGTAGACCTAGGGACTGCTGCTGCCTATGTGGGTATCAAAGTGGAGACATACCGCAACTGGTTAAAGAGGGGGCGGAATAAAGGGGATGGATTGTATGGGGAGCTTATTCGGACAATTGAGCGGGCTCATGCTGAAGTTCAGATCAAGGACTTGATGACGATTGATGCCTTTTCTGTGGGGGTGAAGGCTGAATACCTGATGAGGCCGGCCAAGGACAATCAAGGGAAGGTTCAGTACGACAGGCAGGGTAATGTGATTTTGGAGCCAGTGGTGGATGAGAACGGCCGCTACATCAAAATCAAATCTGAAGCCAAGAGAGACTGGAGAGCGGCTGCTTTCCGCTTGGAGCGCAAGTATGCCCAGTGGCGCAATAAAGAAGAAACCATTCACAGCGGCCAGGTCGGCACGGTCAATCTGACGCTTCCCGACAATGGCAGATCAATAAATAGCAAGAGGAGGGAAAAATGAGAGGCATGGAAATCAAGACATCAGAAGCGCTGGAGAATTCAAGCCCGCCCAAGAGGGCCACAGCAATTCAGGTTGGTGGAGGGCATTACAAACAAATGGTCATTCAGCCAGTAGAGTTCTGCCAAAAGAATAGGCTGCCCTATTGTGAGGCAAACGCTATTAAGTACCTGTGTCGGCATCGGGATAAGAATGGGATTGAAGACCTCATGAAGGCCAAGCACTACATAGATCTGCTCATTGAGCTTGAGTACGGCGAGCCTGTTGAAAAAAGAAAAATATGAGTGTTGTCGATGCCTACCTCGCGGCTTTTGACGAGGAAGAGAAAGCTCAAGAAGTGATTGAGTTGGGGCCCCAACAGGGTCCGCAAACTGCCTTTTTGGGCAGTGAGGCAGACATCGTCATCTATGGCGGGGCCGCGGGTGGTGGAAAGTCCTATGGACTGCTTCTCGAACCACTCCGCCACATTGACCATAACCCAAGGTTTGGTGGGGTCATCTTTCGCCGAAATAGTAAGCAGGTCCGAAACGAGGGCGGTCTGTGGGATGAGTCGGAGGAGTTGTACCGAGCCTTTGGTGGTCGGCCAAAAGAGATGAGCTTGAGCTGGAGCTTCCCGTCTGGGGCCACCATGCAGTTCGACCATTTAGAGTACGAGCGTACGGTTCTGAACTGGCAGGGCTCTCAGATTCCCTACATAGGCTTCGACGAATTGACACACTTCACCGAAAAGCAATTCTTCTATATGCTCTCGCGGAACCGATCTTCCTCCGGGGTTCCAGGTTATGTTCGTGCGACGACCAACCCAGACTGTGACTCGTGGGTGAGGAAGTTGATCGACTGGTGGATTGGAGAGGATGGGTTTCCAATTCCAGAGCGGGCCGGTGTAATTCGGTATTTCGTCCGAGTGGATGACACGATCCATTGGGCCGACTCACCGGATGAATTGACCGCGAAACATGGAAAGCACGTTCGCCCAAAGTCCCTGACCTTCATTCCATCCAAACTGGAAGATAATAAGATCCTGATGGAGAAAGACCCTGCCTATCTCGCTAACCTCATGGCGTTGCCCAGAGTGGAAAGGCAGCGACTCCTTGGAGGGAACTGGAACGTTCGTGCTGCTGCGGGGATGTACTTCAAGCGTGAGAATATGCCATTGGTTGACGTGTTGCCTGGGGGCTGGACCAAGGTTTGTCGGTATTGGGACAAAGCTGCAACGAAGCCCAATGAGAACAACCCGGACCCTGATTGGACTCGCGGACTAAAAATGTACGCTTATCCTGATGGCACTTACGTAGTTGCTGGTTTATCGAGCGACCGAAACACTCCGGCTGAAATTGAAAAACTAATTAAGAACACAGCGTCACACGATACTGCGGCTGTGCCGATTTATGTTGAGCAAGAGCCCGGATCAGCTGGTGTGGCTGATGCCCAAAATATGGTTAGACTTCTTTCAGGGTACGACGTTAGGATCAGGAAACCGACAAAGAATAAAGTAACTCGTGCTTTGCCGGTTTCAGCTCAAGCAGAGGTTGGCAACATAAAGGTACTTCGGGCACCATGGAATGATGAGTTTTTCACCGAGCTGGAAAACTTTCCTCCAGAGTCCACGAAACCCTTCAGGGTCAAGTCGGATGAGGAGAGTCTTGGACACGACGACATTGTTGACGCATTATCGGGCGCGTTCAATGAGTTGTGTGAGGACAAGTCAATTTTGGATGTTCTTTAAAGGAGATTAAAAAATGGGCAGAAAAGGTAATTACAAAAACCATTCAGGGCAGAATAGGAGTCAGCAAGCAGAGCAGGACGCCCTCAATGAGGCGGTGAGAAACTCACCTATTGAAATTCAGCGGGAACACGCTTTTGGCATACAGAACGGATTGAGCGAGGCCCTGGGTTTTAATTTCCTTCAGGAAGCTGTGCAGCTCTCTCAGGCCACGACCATGTTTAAGAATGCACGTTGGTATTTGGTCTCCAATATGAGGCAGCTCTTGTCCCAAATTTATGTAGAGTTCGGTTTGGTTTCCACAGTTGTGGATATTCCCGTGGAAGACGGTTTTAGGGGCGGAATTGATATTCAGACCGATGAGTTGGAAGAGAAGGACATCATTCGGCTTAAAAAAGTCATGGAGCGAAACGACGACCTTGGAGAAGCAAAGCAGGCCACTAAATGGAAGCGTCTCTATGGTGGAGGTGCCGTTCTCATTATTACCGACTCTCCGGCCCACAAACCCTTGGACATTAAAACTCTCAAGGAAGACAGTCTGATCGAGTTTAAAGCGATTGATATGTGGGAACTTTATGGGGAGCAGATGAACATCCCCGAAACTGATGCCAATGGTTTGAGCGATACACTTCGGTACGAGCAGCAGGAGTTCTTTACTTACTACGGTCGAAAAGTGCATAGGTCACGAGTCATTATTCTTAAAGGTAAAGAGCCACCATCTTTTATCCGCCCTCGCCTGCGCGGGTGGGGCTTTTCCGTAGTCGAGGCTTTAGTCCGGTCCATCAACCAATATCTCAAGGCCACGGACCTATCTTTTGAGGTACTTGATGAGTTTAAGTTGGATATCTTTAAAATCAAAAACCTGACCAACACTCTACTGGACTCTCAGGGCACACAACGGGTTCGGCAGCGTGTGGACCTTGCCAACAAAAACAAAAATTATCTTAACTCAATAGTGATGGACGCCGACGATGACTACATTCAGAAGCAGCTGTCCTTTGCTGGACTGTCGGACGTAATGGCTGGTATTCGAATGCAGGTGGCGTCTGATATGCGGATGCCCATGACGAAGCTCTTCGGCGTGTCTTCTGCGGGCTTTAATTCAGGTGAAGACGACATAGAAAATTACAACGCTATGATCGAGTCGGATGTGCGGGCGACGATCAAGTGGGACCTCATGCGAATGGTCGAACTGCGCTGTCAACAACTCTTCGGTTTTGTGCCCGACGATCTGACCATCACTTTCGAGCCCCTTCGAGTGATGAGTTCGGAACAAGAAGAGACTGTCAAAACCTCAAAGTTTAACCGTTTGCTGGCGGCCCGACAGGCTGGAGAAATCAGCTCTAAAGAGTTTAAGGAAGCCGTGAACCGCGACGACCTGTTGCCAATCCGATTGGAGATCACCGAGGACGACCTGTCCTTGGAAGAGGAGTTTGCTGAAGAAGAGGATGTTGCGGCCCCTGGCGGCGCTCCGGCGTCCACCCTGTCTGCGCCTGAATCGCCTGCGGCTAAAAACCAGGGCGTCCGTCAAATAGCTGTGATGGGTCTAATCTCCCAGGGTTACATCTTGACCGGAAAACGGAAAGACAATGGTCTGTGGGCTTTTCCGGGTGGTCACATTGACGCCGGGGAAACCCCTGTTCTAGCGGCTTGCCGAGAGTGCTTCGAGGAAACGGGTATTGAGCCTCCAATCCTGCAAGTGCAGCAGCTCAAGCCCGAAACCTTCACTTCTCATCGCGCTGATGGGGTCCAGTTCACGGTCCACCCATTTATCTGTGAATTATCCGAGCGAGAAATGGCGCGCACTACGGTGGACCCGGACTCCGAGTTTTCAGTCCTTCGATGGGTGGAGATCAATCCAGAGACTCCTGAGTTGAAGCCGGAAAGCCGCCACGCATTCCGTGACCTAATTTGTGAACACTTTTTTGGAGGTAACAATGATTAATTGGTATCCGGGAGTAACGCTGAGGGAGCTTGAAAAGGAAGCAATTCAAAAGGCCCTTCAGTTCTATCGCTGGAACAAAACCGCAACTGCCCAGAGCTTGGGCATCTCGGTCCGTACCATCGACAATAAAATTGCAAAGTACGAGATTAAGAACCCAGACGAAAAACCCAAAACAGAGGATCTTACCAATGGGATACACGCCTAAACCTGGTTTTCGTTGGAATCCGATGTTGAGCTACCCGCGCAATGCGGGCTGCCCATGTGGGTCTGGCTTGAAGTTCAAGAAGTGCCACAAAGACAAAGTCCCGCCGGTCATTCCAACCCCAGAAAAGTTAAAAGAGGAAGCTGCCAAACTACGCGCAAAGGAGGCCCAGAATGAGGAAGCCAAGTCAATGGCAACATGAGTCCAAATACAAAACCCGAACCTATGTAGGGAAATACTCTCGGACGGAGCACGGCGAGCGGATTTTCGAGCTACACTTTAAGTTACGAAACGGCAAGGTCCACCGGATCAGTTTCGAGTCACACGAAAAGGCTAAGGCTGCGGGATGGAAAAAGGTAAAATAAAGATCGGAATTTCACACCGGTCTTATACTCAGAAAAAGAAAGAGAAACCAGAGCCACCCGCCCGCGGGAACGCCCGGAAGATGGAACGTGCCAAGAAGTACGAAGAGAAAAAGGGCCATGGGAGGCGAAGATGAATGTTTTTGTATTGTGCTTTGTGGATGCGAGAAACAAGGTTTGGTTTCTTGAAAAGAGGGGCGATCTGTTTCGATTGACCAATGAGCTTGAGGACGCCCTCGGGTTTTACACTCGGGATAAAGCGGAGCGACTTCTTCAGGACCTTTTGGAGCACAACGAAGAGTACAACAATTTTTTCAGCAAGCTCGAAGTGAAGGATTTTTTCTACTATGAAAACAAAACAGCTCTCACCCATTGAGGACGATAAAGAAGGTCAGGACCGGATTGAAAAGCTGATGAAGCGAATCTGGAGACAGCGAATCTACCTGCCTCTTTTGCGACAGCTCCGAAGGAAACAGACGTCTGTGGCGAATTCCAACGATCCAGTCTACGACGCTTTAGCTTCGGGTCGCATCAGGTTTGACAGGGGCAAGGTCACTGGGAGATTCAACGCCTCCATATCCAAGCGTCTTCGGGAGTTGGGCGGCCAATATGACCGCGCCTTAAAGGCCTATCGGTTACCGAAAGCAGCCCTGACAACGGACATGAAAAGTGCAATCGCCCTGTCCGAGACAAACTTTTTAAAGACCATGCAGGCCATGGACCGAGAACTTAGTAAAATGTTGCCGGAAGAAATTGCCGGGTCCATGAAGTTTGAGAAGATTTTTGACACTACGCTTTTTAAGGTAAACAAGGATATTGAGGACAAGATGAAGGGCTTGATTGTGGGCCCGAAATTGACAAAAGAAGGGCGAGCAAGATTTGCCGAGGAGTACACGACCAACCTCCAGAGGTACATTAAGGATTTCACGGAAAAAGAAGTGTTAAAGTTGCGAAAGACAGTGCAGAAGCACGTTTCCGAGGGTGGCCGGTATGAGGATCTGGTCAAGTCCATCGAAAAAAGTTATGGGGTCACGACAAATAAGGCTAAATTTCTGGCGCGGCAAGAAACCAATTTGATGACCTCGGCCTTTAAGAAAACCCGGCTGACGGATTACGGGGTCAATGAATATCGGTGGTCCACGGTGGCGGGGTCAGCTAGCCATCCGGTTAGGCCC